GCGGGACCCACTCCCACCGAACGATCCAGTGGTTTCGGCTGCCGCAATCCTCTTCGCAGATGGCAAGGAACATGGTCCCGTCCTTCGGCGCAGTCTCAATCGGTTGCCATTCCATCAGCACGGCTCCGGCGTCGGCTCGCCTTCGTCCCCGTTGCAGGCGTCCGACCCGTTCCCCAGGACGACAGCCGCGACGGCCAGCCCCAGCAGTATCAGCGGCAGGGCGTTGTCGCGGTCCCGAACGACGGGCGCGGTTTCGGCGGCGTCCTTGATGAGAACTGGGCCGCCCGCGCCAACCGGCGAGGCAAGCAGGGATATGCCGGTCAGGGCGGCGAGTACGGTTTCCTTGGCGGTCATGTCAGTCTCCTTTGGTGGGGGTGGAATTGCGGGCGGCCAGCATCGCGTCGGCAAGGTGGTATGCCCGTACGGCGACGTCGTCGCTGTCGATACGCAAATGCCAACCTGTGTGATTGAACATCCCGGCCAGCGCTTGACCGGCGAACCAGTCGCGCAGGGACATGCCGAAGCCGTGTGTGTTGGGAAGGTGCTGCGGGAACGCCTGTCCGCCATCATTTTTCATGGTATTCTCCTGCATGGAGTTGATCGTGGATTGCCTGGCTCATCGCCTTGTCCAAGGCGGGCACCAGCACCGCCAGCGCGGCGAGAAGGAGGAGGGGTTTCATAGCCAGTAGTCCAAAATGGTCATGTCGATCATGAAGGTGGCCAGATAGAGCCAGCCGAACTCGGCCTTGTATTTGGCGTCGACCCAAGCGAGCAGGACGGTCATTTCTCGTACCCCCGTGCTTTGCGGTCATCGCGGTCCAGCCGCCGCGCCAGCCAGTGACAGCCCCACCACGCGCCAAGGACGACAAGCGTCCCGAGCGTGGCGACGACGAGAGCGGCCGTGGTGAGCGTTAGATACGCCGCCCAGCCAAGCAGGCAGACGATCGTGAGCACGGCAAAGACGACGAGCCAGAATGCCGATCCGACGCCCTCCTCGAAGTCCGGCACTTCCTCGCCGTAGATCCTGTAGGCCGCGGGAATGGTCGGCCCGGGTTGCTCGTCAGTCGAAGGGGTCGACGACAGGTTCTCGTTCATCGTCCTTGATCTCCTCTGCGGGGGCCTCGTCGGGCAGCGGCCCGAAGATGCTGGTGAAGGCTTCGTCGGCGGTGGTCGCCGTCCGGCTGTAGCGGGTGCCGTCGGGCGTCATAACCTCCACGGTGAGAGGTTGGCCGGGCTCCAGGGCATAGACGCCGATCGAGAGGTGCGGGAAGAGCTCCCTGATGCGGTCGATCATGCGGTGAACTCGGAGTTGACGCGGCCGGCGAGGATGTCTTGGACGATTAGACCTTCGACGGCCCGTGTTACGCGGGCCAAGGCGCCGAACGACTTGTCGTTGTCCGAAGCGCCTCGGAGACGGTTAGTCCACCCAGACGAATGAATGACGTTCCGTACACGGAGCCACGGCTCGTCCAACGCCTCGGCGATCTCCTTGACCGTCACGTCCCACTCGCGCGGGGCGGCGAACTGCCAGATCCGGAAGCGAAGCGCCTCGCGCTTGACGGCGGGGAGGGCGGTCATTCTTCCACGTCCTTTACCGAAGACCACATTCCGGGGGCATAGACGGCCACCACGTCGTAACGGATCGACCACGGGAAAGGCGGCCGGAAGACGGTGGAGATGGTCAGGGCGCCGGAATCAAGGACACGGCAGTGCATGTCTCCCGGGTATTCTTCCACGGCGCCCGAGGCGAGGGTGACCCGGATCTTCATTCCAGCACCACCCGCGTCTTGGTCATGCGGCCGCTCTCGGCCAGGAACTTGGCCAGCACCTGCACCACGAGGGCGCTGCGCGACCACCCGCGGCCAGACGCCTCGGCGTCCAGCCCGTCGATGACGTCGCGCGGCAGGCGCATGGTCGTCGATTTCTTGTTCTCGTTGCTGCTCATTGGTCTGCCTGTCGGAAAGTGTATGTCACATGTATGGCAAAGTATGTCGGCTGTCAAGAGAAAACCGACGTCAGTCCTTCCGGTATCTCTGACCTTCCCAGCCGCTCGCGACGACAGGCAGGCCAGCCGCCCAGTCGGGAAGCGCGCACAGGAGCCGCTCGAACTCGGCCAAGGTGCCGTGTCCCTCGGGGACGTCCGCAACGGCTTCGTCGTGAACCGTCATGACGACTGGGAACCCCGCGTCTTCAACTTGAAGCATCCCGTAGGCCATCAGGTCGCGGGCCACCGCCTGAACGCAGTTCTCGGTGAGGAGTCCGCCGTAGAGAGCGAAGCGCGTCCATCGCTTGGTCACGCTGTCGACGCCCAAGGCCGTGACGCTGGGCTTCGTGTCGCCCCACGGCGTCTTGCGGTCCTCGATGCGCGGCGACCCGTAGGCGAGGCAGCGGCCCGAGGGCAGCCGGCACCACAGGAATCCCCGCCGCACGATGTAGCTGATCCGGCCGTAGGTCGCGATGGTGCCCGGGTTCTGGACCGCCTCGCGCGCCGCGTCTTCCAGCCCGCGCCACAGCTCGACGGTGGATGGGTGCCGCGCCCGCCACTGGACCTTGGTGACCTCGGAGGCGATCCAAGCCTCACGCGACATGACGTCGGTGCCCGTGTCGCCGCGCTCAAGGCACTCGTCGAAGCGCTTCTCGGCCCGCTCCCAGGTCTCGGGATCTGCGGTGCCGCGCAGGATCGGGAAGACCGGCGACATGTCGATGCCGTAGACCCGGGCCATGCTGTCGAAGGCCATGACGCCCCCGCCGAACCCGAGGCCGAGCTCTGCGGCCTTGCCGACCTGGCGCTCGCTGCTCTTCTTGCCGATCTTTTCGACGGGCAGGTTGAAGATGCCGGCGGCGGCCAGCTCGTACATGCCGGGCCCGCGGCCCTCGTCGTTGGCGATGAAGGCGTCCAGCTTCCACTGCTCCCCGGCCAACCAAGCTGTCACCCGGCCCTCGATCGAGGAATAGTCGGCCGCCAGCAGCCGGTGGCCGGGCGAGGCCGTGATGCAGGAGCGCAGCATGTCCGACACGGCCGACATGGGCTGCCCGTAGATCAGGTCGATCCACCGGGCATCCCCTGTCATCATGTCGTCCACGGCGGCTTCCGGGTCCTTCACGGTGCCGGTGCCGCGGGGCATGTTCTGCGTCTGGATCAGACGCCCCGACCAGCGGCCCGTGCCGGCGCCGTGGTAGAGATGCAGGCCGCGCGCCCTGTCGTCGCGGCACACGACGGCCTGCATGGCGTCGAGCTTCGCGGTGGAGGTCTTGGCCGCCTCCTTCCGCAGCTCGACGGCCCGCCGCGCCTGTTCGGGGAGATCGTTGGACAGGAGGTCCTCGATCGCGTTCTTGTTCAGCTTGTCGGCGTCGACGCCTTGGGCCTGCAGCCAGCGCGTGAGGGCCGCGACCTGCGAACACGCCGAGACGGCGTAGCCAGTCGTGCTGGCCATCTCGCTGTCCAGTTGGCTTTTGGCCTGCTCGGCGATGCGCTGCAGGGCGTCGACGAGCGCCATGTCGAGATGCACGCCGCGGTCGTTCATGCGCAGCGTCAGCTCCCAGACGCGCTGCTCGTAGTCGGAGAGCGGCACCAGAAGCTTGCGGATGGCCCGCTCGACCTCGACGTCCTGGGCGCAATATCGGACGAAGGCCGCGAAGTCCTCGGCGTGCTGCTCGGGCTCGTTCCAGTACAGGAGGCCGGGCGTCTCGCCTTTCCGGGCCTTGCGGGGCAGCGAGAACTTGCGGATGAGCCGCTGGCCGTCCTTGTCCTTCTGCTGCTCCAGGGCGAGCGCCTGCGCGGCGCCGTCGAGGCTCTGGGGGATCGACATGGCCGCAGCCTGCGCCATCGTATCGACCATCTGCTCGATCTTCGGGACGGGCCAGCCATGCTTTGGGCCGAGCACGTAGCGCCATGCCCAGAACTCGAACGTGGCGTTCCAGGCCGCGACCCGGCCGCCGGCCGCGACGTGATGGACGATCTCGTCCGGGCAGGGCTGGCCGCGTGCCCAAGTCTGGACCGGGCCGTCCTCTACGGCCCAGGCGGCGCAGAGGACGTCCGCTGAGGGGTCCTCGAAGTAGCGGGCGGCCCCGGTCTTGCGCAGGTCGGCCGCAGAGCGGGTCTCGAAGTCGATCGACAGTATGCTCATCCGAAAACGTCTCCCGCCAAGTCGGACATCAGTCGAAGACGCTGGACGTCGTCGAGGGCTTCGAGGCTTGCTTCGATGAACGCTTGCGCGGCTTCCGGAGAGATTGCATTGCCGTAGCCCCGCAGGAGCCCCACTCGGCCGGATACCCCATGAGCCAGCGGGAATGTTCCGGGTTCAACTGGCCGCCACTTTCCATCCCGGCAGAGGAGCCAGTCAGCATCTCGCCAGAAGCCGTTAACCGGGCCGGGCCGACGGTCTTGGCCATGACCTGCAACGAGGTGATCTGCGTCCGGTCGGCGCCAGTCCCGTCCCTCTCGCCCATGCGCTGCTTCATCGCTAGGTGCGCTTCCGGAGACTTCCCATCGTCCTTCGCTACCGGCGTCGGCCAGCCCGCCAAGTGCGGGTTGCCCCTGATTGGGTCCAGGTAGTCCACGACCTCCGTGGTCAGTGACATCTGCGTTCCGGCTTTGCCGTTCCAGCGGTTCTGGTAGCCGAGCCGAGCTTCGTGCGCCATCGGGGTTCCCCAGCCCGCCAAGGCTGCGTCCGCTGGCAGAGCCCCGCCCTTCGAGCCGTCCGTCGCCCGAGGCGTGTTCCATGCGGTCAACTGCGCTGCCGTCTGGCAGTTCATCCCGCCGTCCCGGCCCTGCGTCCCCGCGCCCGTGCTGTCCGTAGCGTTCGGCGTCGGCCACCCCAACAAACCAGAGCCGCTGTCGGATGTGGGGCGCCCCGACGCCCGCAGCGCACAGATCAGCCGCCCCGACGGCGTAGCCCGATCCTTCCAGGTCAGCCGATACAAGGTCGAACCAACCGAGGCCGTCCTTGCTCGCAACCTGCTCGCCAAAGACGACTGGAGGGCGGCACTGGTCGATGAGGTGGAACCAGTGCGGCCAGAGGTGCCGCTCGTCAGAAGTCCCGCCTCGCTTGCCTGCCGCGCTGAAAGGCTGGCAAGGGCAGGATCCGGTCCAGACCGGGCGGTCATCGGGCCAGCCTGCCCGACGGAGCGCGAGGCTCCATCCTCCGATGCCGGCGAAGAAGTGGCACTGGTCGTAGGCTCGCAACTCGTCTGGGTTGACATCCCGAATGTCCCTCTCGTCCACGACGCCCGGAGCGATGTGGCCCCCGGCAATCAGTTCCCGCAGCCAGGCCGCGGCGTTCTTGTCGAACTCGTTGTAGTAAGCCGTCACACCCGGCCCTCCTCGGCGTGCAGAAGCGCGAGGACCTCGGGCTGCACGGCCAGCCATTTGGCCTCGGCCAGCATGTGGGCGCGCTGCCCCTGCCAGTCTTCGCGCTTCTGCAGGTGGCGGGCGTGGCGCATCATCCAGAGCCAGGCGTCCAGATGGTCGCACAGCTTCAGGACGCGCTTCTCCTTCTCGGTCAGGTCCGGCAGGTCAAACCCCTGCTCCCGGATCTCGCGCAGCTCCACCTCGGCGCTGGTTTTGGCCAGGTCCGGATGGCGGCGCTTGGCGTCCCACGAGATGTCGCCGATCGCCGCCTCGCCCTGATCGTGCGTGAGGGCGTGACAGAGAAGCGTCCGGGACGCATCGGGGAAGAGGGACAGTACGAGGAGGGCGACACGGCCCTGGTGGCCGCAGTCGTAGTCCAGCGTGTCGCAGAGGTCCGGGTTGGTGTGCCAGCGCCTCGTGAAGCTGGCTCGCCATGCGCGAAGTGTCTTGCTCATGCGAAAGGATCCTCTTCCTTGGCCGGGGGCGACATCTTCTTCAGGAACTCGTCGAGCGCGGCGTCCGTGGCCGCAGACGGGGTCCGAAGCACGCTCATCCCGGTCGTGCCGTGGGTTGACAGGGCGACCGCGTGCCAGGCGCCCGTGGCGCTCTGGTAGACGGTCAGCTTGCGAAGGCCGCTTTTCGCGGCCCTCTCCAGTTTCTCGAAGCCGCTCATCAGAGGCTCGGCGGCAGGTCGGCGACGGTGGAGTCGAACTGCTCGCCCGAGGCCACCATGCAGGCGATGCCGGTGGGCTGGACGATGAGCGCGGTCCAGGTGCCGGTCTGGTCGTTCGCGAACATCTCGACGACCGTGCCGTCCCCGTTAAGGCCAGCCATCACCCGACGCTCGCCGTAACGGTCGGCAAGGCCTTCGATGAACATGGCGTGCGGGGCGCAGTTGCTGTTCTGCGCGTTGGCCGGCACACAGGTGGCCAGCAGGAGGGCGGTGACGACGGCTCTCATTGGAAGACCTCCGCGACGTCGAGATAGAACTCGACCAGTTGGCGTTGCTCGTCGGACATGGCGCGCATCCGAAGCACTTCGTTGAGCGCCTTCTTGTCGAAGCCGCGGCCCTTGGCCTCGGCCCAGACCTCCTTGATCGCGTCGTCGTATTCGAGCGTCGCGTTCTTCTTCTCGTCCTTCAGCCGCTCGATCCGCTGGGCGTAGCCCAGAAGCTCGTCCTTGGTCGCGGCGCTGTTGTGGCCGGGGGCGCTCATCAAAGCACTCCGAGTTTCACGCAAATGTCGCGAAGCCGATCGATGGCTTCGTCGGCTCGGGCACGGGTTGAACGGGCCTCGGCGATGAGGTCGTCAGCCCAGCCGTTGATGGGGTTGATGCTGGGGCTCGCTGCGCTGCCATTCATAGGCCGCGGCCCACAGATTTTTTGGTCGAGTTCCCGAACGATTTCCGAAATCTTGGTGGTAACCGAGAGCGTCTCGCGAACTTCGGAGTCCAAGTTCGGGCCGGAAACCTCGACCCCGATTGCGGCGTATTTATCCATCTTCACTTCTCCTCTTTGGGTGATGTCTGCCGCTGTCAGCCGTAAAAACGGACAACGGCAGACGTTGAGATCAGCCGAACATGTCCGCGGCGCCGTTGCCGCTCGACCCCTCGTCGCCGCCCCCGGTGGAGACGGTCTCGAAGTAGGCGTTGGGATCCGACGGGCCGCCCGAGCCGCCGAGCACGTCGTCAGCCTTGGTGAACTGGAACATCGAGATGCCGAAAGTCACGCCGTCACCGTTCTTCGGGTTGTGCCAAGTGAAGGCGTTCAGCACGGCGTAGCCCCAGTGGCCCGAGACGATCTCGTCCTTGCTGGCCGGGAGGAGCTTGGCGTTGAACACCTTGACCGGGTCGTTGGACTTGGCCCGAATGAAGACGAAGTCGGCCCCGAGACCCGGCATGATCTCGCCCGTCTCCTTGTTGCGGGCCTCCTTGCCGTCACCCGGCAGGATCGGGTTCTTGATGAGGCCGTTCTTGAAGCGCTCGACACCCTTGTCGCCCCATTCGCCTTTCACGGCCTCCGCGACCATCGACTGCAGCTTGCGCAGGCCCTCGACGTTGGAGCGGGGTAGGATCAGGGTCGCGCCGTATTCGTCCTTGATGGTGCCATCGTCCTTCTTCTGCTGACGCGCGGTCTGCATGTTGAAGGCGTAGCTCGCCCGCATCAGCGGGATGCCTTGGGTCGCGCCCTGGTACTCGGTTCGGAACATCTTGGCCATCATTCACTCCTGTTCGATGGGCTGGAAAAACTGCTTGGCGGGTGCCTCGACGGCGCCCCGTGTCGTCTTGTCCTGGCGGGTCAGGTTGAAGCCCGACGATTCCGCCACGACAAGGTCGGAGAGGGCCGCGAAGGCCTTCTTGCCGACAACCTTCTCGACCTGGGCCGGGGACATCAGCTTGGGCTCGTTGAAGAACTCGCCAGCCTCCCGGCCTGTCGCCTTGCACAGGGCATCGACGTCGGTCTCGTCGCGCCACTTGCGCGTCGCCCGCTTGGGGGTGAGGACGTAGACGCTGTCGCCAGCGGCCACCTCGACGCCCATTTCGGCCTGGTCCTGCGCGTAGGCCCGGACGGCGTTGAGCCAGTTCTGGATCATGTCCGCATGGTCGAGGACACGGACCATCTGCTCCATCGTCAGGGTCTGGGGCGCGGGGGGCGTGGCCATGCCTCCTTCGGGCTTGAAGTAGGTATGGGCCTCGGCCAGTGCTTTCGTCTGCAGGGCCGGGCAGGTCGGCTTGGCCTTGCAGAAGAGGCAGTGGTCGCCGGCCGAGAGGTATGCCTCGTTCCAGTTGAACGGGGTCTTGGGCGCCTCTTCGCGAAGCCGGACGGCGTCCGCGGCCGCTTGCATCGCCTCCTGCAGGTCGACCGTCCAGTCAAACAGGTCGATGACGTCGAACTCCTCGGAGCGGATCCGGCCGTCCGGGTGGGGCGCCCGGGGCTGCACGATGGTGACGCGCACGGTGCGCCAGTCGCCGGGGTTTGCGAGGACCGCACCGAGAGCGTAGGTCCTGAGTTGCTTGTTCCCGACGGCCTCGACGACCACTCCGCGGCCGCCCTTCAGGTCGACGATTTCGATCGTCTTCGTCCCGGCGTCCAGAATGACAGCGTCGCCGGTCCCGCCCGCGTCGAACGGCGGGTTGATCTTGGCCAGGCTGAACTTCTGCTCGTAGAAGACGAACGATCGGTCGTCCTCGATCTTGCGAACTCGGCCCCGCACGTAGTCGATGTAGGCCTGCGCCGTCTCGACCATCTCATCGTCAATCTTGAAGACGTGGGATTTCGTATGCTCGACCCAGTCCAGAAAAGTGACCGCGTCACCGCCGCTACGAAGGCATCGCTCGGCCAACTGATGGCAGGCGGTGCCCCACGCAGCGGCCTCGGATTCCTTGTCGGGCAGGCCAGCCGTCAGGGCCAGTGACCCCGGGCAGGCCCACAAGCGGTCCGAGGCCGATGCACTCCAGGTGGCGTGCGCTCTCGCGCCGTGATCGGTCATCTCACCCTCCGGATTTCAAGGTCGGCCCCGACAGTGCGGGACCGAAACTTCTTGGGCGCGCGGGACTGGTTGGCGTAGTAGAGCACGCTCGCCATGCTGCTCATCTTCCGGTCCTTCAGCACGAAGGTCTCGCCGACCTCCAGCTCGTCCCACGGGTACTTGCGGGCCGCGCCGAACTTGCTCCGGCGCGGATAGGGGGCGCCGTCAAGCAATGGCGGCCTCCAGGCGCTCGACGGCGGCCTTGAACGCGGCCGGGTCGTCGGGGATGGCCGAGAGCTTCGGAGCGCCCAGCAGGGTCTCGGCGTTCTTGGCCAGCGTGTCCATGCCGTGCTTGGCGACGTAGCGCTGCATCGCTTCCTTCACGTCGTCGCGGGTGTAGACCTTGGCCGCGGGCGCTTCCTCGAAGACGTCGACGGTCTCGGTGACGACCTCGGCCTCTTCGATCTCCTCGACCGGCTTGCGGTCTTCCGGGCTGGTCGTGATCTGGGCGACGCTCTGCGCGATATTGTTGGCCGGCGTCAGCGTCCCGGTGCCCTCGCCAGCCGCAGGGGCCGGGTCCTCCTTGGCCTTGCGGGTGCGCTTGGGCTTCTCGGGCTCGGCGGGGGCCGGTTCGGCTTCCGCTTCGGCGGCGGTCGACCGCGGCGCACCGTCGCCAAAGGCGTTGCCGGCGGAAGTCAGTTTCGCCTCCCATTCCGCCACGTCCTTCGCGCGGGCTTCGTTGTAGCCAATCACGGCGGTGGCGAACCACGCACAGACGTGCGGGCCTTCAAGGTGGAACTCGATCTTCACTGGATGATCTCCTTCAGGGTTGCGGTTTTTCGGATGACGATCGCTTGGAGCGCTTCGTCGACGGACCCCTCGAGGGCCGCCACACGGACGCGGGTCTGCCGCTTCTGGCCGTGATTGGTGATGCGGAGCGCGGCCTGCTGCATGTCCTTGGGGACGAAGCTGCTCTCCACGAAAACGAGCTCGGCGGCGGCCGACAGGTCGATGGCCTCGCCAGCGGCCACGATCTGGCCGATGAACACCCGGCACGCCGGGTCTGTCTGGAACATCTTGGTGGCCATTTCGCGGGCTTGTGGGGTTGTGCTGCCGTCAACCCGGACAATGCCATACTTCTTCAGCCGGTCCTCGAGTGACGACATGACGTCCTTGTGCCAGGCCATCAGCACAACCTTGTCCAGGCCGTTCTCGAGTTCCTCTTCCAGCGCGTCGGCCACGCCCTGGGCCTTCACGGTCCCGGTCACGCGCCGCAGGGTGCCGAGGGCCATCTCCAGCCCCTTCGTCTCGCCCGTCTCGGCCGCTGCGAGGATGTCTTCGGCGCCCTCGATCTGGGCCTCGATCTCGTGCCGCTGCTTGTCCGAGATGTGGACGGGCAGCATCTCGTAGATCGGGGGCTGGATGCCGACGTCCTTCTGCGTGCGCCGCAGCCAGAAGCCGTCGAGCCGGGCCTTGAGTTCGGGCTCGTTGCGCCCGCCCACCACGACGTCGATCTTGGTCCAGCGGCTGATCGCCTTCCGCCGCACGACGCAGTAGCGGTGCAGGAAGTCGTCGTACTTGGTGACGTCATGCTCGAACCGGATCATGCCGGCCGCCTTGTAGGGGAAATCTCCGAGGTCCAGCCGCTCCGGACAGATGGCCCGCATCATCGGGTAGAGGTCGTTGGGGGCGTTCGGGATGGGCGTGCCGGTCAGGCACCACACCCGGGCCGCGCTGTCCACGATGCCCATGTCGCGGCTGGCGCCCCGGAAGATGCCGTAGACGGCCTGGGTGCGCTTCGTGTCGATCGACTTTGCATAGTGGGCCTCGTCCAGGATCACGAGGTCCCACCGGGCAGCCTTCAAGGCATCGGCGTGCTTCGCCACTTCGGACCAAGAGACGATCAGGCGCAGGGGCCCGTCGATCTTGCCGAGGGCGCCATAGACGGCCCGCGTGGGCATGTCGAACATCGACCAGTCCTTGAAGCCGCGGACCCAGACGGGCCGCCCCGAGGCCGTGGTGATGACGAGGATGCGCGACGCGAAGATGTCGTCGGCCGCCATGATCGCGGTGCCGGTCTTGCCCACGCGGGGCGAGTCGGCGAGGAGGGCGTAGTTCCTGTCCGACAGGAAGCGCGCGCCCTCGAGCTGGTGGGGGAGGGGCTGCATCAGTCGCGGAAAGCGTTCAGGAGGCCGGTGATTACGATCCACGGCAGGGGGAACGCTACGAATGCAGCCCAGGCTGTCCCGATGTAGCCCGACAGTGTTTCGGCGACAAACCACTGCGCGCCAACGAAGGCCTCGCAAATGAGAAAAGCCGCGGACATCCACGCTGCGGCCTCAAAGAACTTCCGTACTCGGCTCATCCTGCCCTCCCGTCTCACATGTCCGTCGTGTCTGGAAAATGTAGTTACTTGTATGTCGGCTGTATGTCAAGCACGACTTTCAGGTTCCGGCTCCGGAAAATCGCTGCGCGAGAAAATGTAGACGATGTCGTGCTGGAACTGCTCGATCGACGTCGAGTTGGTGATCTTCATGTCGGGCTCGCCGATGCCCATCTCGGACTGATGCTGCTTGCCCAGGCCTTTGCCCCGGCCCACGATCTCGACGATCTTCCCGCCGATCTTGCGCACCGCGTCGGCCTCGTTCGGGAACCGGCAGTCGTCCACCACGATGTCGAGGCCGCGGTCGGCCATGAGCAGCACGCGCTGGCGCCAGGCCTCGATCCAGATTTCCGGGTGCATACACTCCCGGCCCCATTCCGTCCCCAGGGTCTGCATGGCGTGCCGGGGCGTGCGGCCCTTCAGGAACGGATCCGGCTCCTCCTTGAAGTTGCCTTCGATACGGCTCTCGATGAACTCCGCGTCCTCGATGCCGCAGCTCCGATAGTAGGCGCGCATCATGTTCTTGAGCGGGTCGGCGAATTTAACGCGCACCCAGCCATCCTCGACCAGCGCGTCAGCAGCGGTACTCTTGCCGGCTCCAGCGGAACCCGTGAAGGCGATGAGACGGACCATGCCTATCTTCCTTTCTTCCGGCGCCGGTTTTCCTTGGCCCGGCGCATGTGGTGCTGCGTGTAGACGGTGACGGGGAACGTGCCGGCGGCGATGATGTAGAACCGGCCGGTCTCGAGCTTGACCCTCCAGATGTCCTTGCCATCCGGAGCCTTCATCACGAAGTCGAGGTAGTCGGGATACTGCTCGGGGTTGGCCAGCGCGATGCGCAGGTCCTGGTAGACGGCCGCCGCGTCATTGATGCCGGCCCGCTCGCGCAGGCGCATCGCGAAGTGCGTTTCGGTCGTCATCCGAAAATGCTCCGCTCAACGGTCTCGTTTCCGCCGATCAGCCCCTCTTTGAACAAGACCTGGCGCCCGTACTCGGCCAGCAGGGCTGCCTCGGCCCGGCCGTCGTGCTTCTTGAGCGAGAACGTCTTCGCCCAGCCCGGCCACCTGTTCGTGGCCTTCGCCCGCGACTGGTCCTTGGCCGTGCCGATCAGGCCCATCGCCTTCTTCCAGACATGCGGGGCGACAAACTCGAATCGCGCTCCGGACAGCTTGGCCGCCGCCTCGGCCGCCCCGGCGATGCGCCCGAAGTTGTAGGCGCTCGACGGCGAGTCCCCCTCCATGCCGTTTGTCTGCTCAAAGAAGCAAACGGCGGCCGCGAAGTCGGACAAAAGCGACGCCAGGCCGTGGACGTTGAGCTCCAGCCGCGGCTTGCCGTTTCGCATGATCTGGAACGTCGGCATGTCCTCGACGCGCAGGAGAGCCCCGGCGCTGTCCAGCCATGCAATCGCGCCGCTTTGACCTGGATCAATGCCGATCAGGATCATTGTGCGCGATCAAGCCGTTGCTTGTCCGCCAGAGCCCGCGAGATGTCGCGGCGGATGATCGAGTTTTCGGTCATGGACCGTATGACGTCCAGTTCGTCCGCCGTGTCGTTGCTGTCGGCGGTCAAGCCGGACTTCAATCGAAGATGCTTGACGTGGCGCCAGTAGTGCTGGGCTTCGCGCTCGAGATGGTTGGACATGGTTTCCCCTGAACATACTTCGTAATCGAAACCGGACTATTGTCCCTGATTTCGATGATCCCCAAGAGTGTGGCCAAATCTGGGCCGGGTAGAGAATTGCGACGCCGCCACTTGTGCACCTGTTCATAGGTCCACAACGGATGGTGTTCGAGCAGAGGCCCGACGCCGCCGAAGTGGTCGTCGAGGAACTGCTTCACATCGAATGTTGCTTGTCCGTTCATGTAGGGAATGTCTTACCATGTCTGGACATTTTGTCAAGAGGGCTTGCAACAGTCCAAAAACTGGTATACATATGCCATACAAGTTAACGCACAGAACAGGGACTGATGCAATGACGCGAACAACCAGATTTCATGTGGACGAGTTACCGAACGGTGCGCTAGCGCCCAAGCATTTGACCAAGCAGCAATTCGGCCGGCGTCTCTACCAGATGATGTTGGCCCGTGGGTGGAACCAATCGGAGCTGGCGCGGCAGGCGGGGCTGCCTCGCGATTCGATTTCCACCTACGTCCGGGGTGTGGCGCTGCCGACCCCGAAGAGCTTGCAAGCCCTGGCGACGGCATTGGGGGTGCCGGCCGCCGAGGTTCTGCCGAATGCGATCGAGATGGCGGTGGACGAGGACCACCCGTCCTTTGAGATCAAGGTCTCGCCCTCGGCGCCGAGCACGGCCTGGTTGCGGGTGAACCGGCTCGTGTCGCTCTCGACGGCGACCCGGGTCGCAGAACTGATCGAGGCCGACCAGGTCGGCGTGGCAAAGGAGAAGAGCGAATGAAGCAGGGCGATCTTGTTTTCTTCAACGGCCAAGTCGTGGCTCGCGTCGCACGCGATCGGGACTTCCCGAAAGGGCATGAACTGGTTTTCACCTGGCCGGCAAGAGTGGGCACGGGTATGCGCATGTGGGCTTCAGACCCGGCATCAGAGGTCCTGATGCAGCGTGGAGTCGTCCGAAACATCTTCGACCTTGGCGGTGTCCGGCATTGGGCGGTCTCCATCTACGGAGACGCTCCGATGGAGGATTGGCTTTTGGGTTCGGGGTTGTTCGAGCCCCACGAGATGACGCCGTCTGAAACCCCTGCTGGGATGGTGCGAGCTATCGACCTCGTTCTGGCAGAACTTGGCTCGCATGTGGACTTCATGACCGAAGGGCGGCTGAAGTCGATGCGGGACTATTTCCAGCACCGGGCCAAAGTCGCGTGAATGCGCCTGCTGACGGAGCCTGAAGCCGCCGAGGTGCTTCGCTGCAGCCCTTCCAAGGTGAAGCGGCTGCGGCTCTCCGGCCAGTTGGGCTTCGTGCCCGGCCGGCCGGTCCTGATTCCAGAACACGTCATCGCTGCCTATGTGGAGGCCCAATGCCAAACCTCAGCAGATACGCGAACGGGACGACCTACGAGTGCCGACCCGAAGAGAAGACCGGGATCTACTACATCCACTGGTCCGAACGAGGCCGCAGCAAACGGAAGACGACGGGCACGCGCGATGTTCGCGAAGCTCAGGCTTTCTTCGACGAGTGGTGCGACCTGACCGAAACGGCCGGCACGACGGCCCCGCGCTACACCTGCGACGAACTCTTCGCCATGCGCTACACGAGCGAGGACAGTAGAGCATGTGCCGCCTGGGCCAACCTGAAGCCGTGGTTCGGCGACAAGGAGCCGCGCCACGTCTCGCAGGACCTCGAGGACCGCTACGTCGCCTCGCGCAAGGCCGCAGCCAGCACCATCCGCTACGAGCTCTCGGTGCTGCGGGCGGTCTGGAACCATGCCGTCAAGAAGCGGATGATCAAGCTGGAGGACACGCCGGTCCTCGCGCCGCTGCCCCCGGCGTCCCCGCCGCGCGAGCGGTGGCTGACCGACGAGGAGATCGACAAGGTGCTGGCGGCCGCCGAGCAGCCCGGCCGGGACCGCGTGCGGCTGTTCTCCTGGCTCGCCCTGCACACCGGGGCCCGACGCACGGCCATTTGCGAACTGCGCTGGCCGCAGGTCGACTTCAAGGTGGGCGTCATCCACTACCTGCCCCCGGGCGCGCAGCAGACACGCAAGCGCCGGGCCAGCGTGCCCATGTCGGATGCGCTGCGGGCCGTGTTGCAGGAGGCCTACGAGCGGCGCGACCACGACCGGGCGCTGGTGATCGGCTCGGGCGGCAAGATCAACTCGTCGATCGAGCGCCTGGGGGCCGCCGCGGGCGTTGAGGGCTTGACGCCCCACGTCTTCCGGCACACCGCCGGGACCGTCATGGCCCGCAACGGCGTGGCCCTGTGGGTCATTGCCAAGATCCTCGGCAACACGGTCGAGGAGGTCGAGAAGACCTACGCCAAATGGGTGCCCGGCCTGCACGCCGACGCCGTCAACATCATCGGGAGACGGGCGGTATGAAAAAGATTCGTGGGTTTGATGTATCCCGAGACGGCGACTTGGAGTGCCGGATGGAAGCCCGCTTAGAGCCGGACGGGGTTCTGTTTATTGAGCGGGTTTTCTGGGTGCATAGCCGGGCACCACGCCCCGATCCGGGCACCGACAAAGCCGACAATGGCCTACAAGACACCTGATCTGGCCTGAAAAACAAGGGCGCGCGGCGAAAGACAAGTCCGGACAACGCCATACGACTGTATCCGGCTTACAGGCTCTCCGCGCGCTACATGATTGAAACTATTGACGAAACACCGCCCGACAGACATGTTGTTGGGCATAACTTGGGCATAGGAGAACGGGATGGGCGACGCCGCGGACAATGCGCTGGAATACTTCATGAACAACGGCATCGGGTTCGGCTGGGGCGGAAAATCTCGCCGCCCGACGTTTCAATCAGGAAGCGGGGCTGGCATGTGGAGGACCCGGGATGGCTCCGTCATCGCGATGAAGGACATGTCGTCGACGCATTTGCAAAACGCGCTTCAGAAGTGCCTGGAAACCGGGAACTCGGGCAAGGCGAAGGACATTCGCGCCGAATTGCTCTCGCGCGGGCTAAAACCGCATGAGATCGGCTAGGGCGATCTTGCGCTTCAGGTCCTCTTCCTGCTGCGCCTGGGCGAGGAGCATCTGCTCCGCACTCTTGCGCGGCGGGAGGAGCGACCCCACGCCCATGTCGAGCCCACCCGGCCCGCCGGTGCCGAACATCGCGGCCAGCCCCATCGCGCTCGGATCCTGAACGGCCGGCACGTCCTTGCCAAAGGACAGCGGCACGTTGCCGGCAACGCCCGCGGCGTCGCTGGTCGCCGCCGGGCCGCCGAGCTGGAAGTGGACGCCATCCTTCAGCGTCTTCCAGTCCCCGCCCCAGACGAAGTCCGGAATGCCCATCTCGGCGGCCACCGCCTTGGCCGTGTCGGCGATCGGGCGGTAGTCCTCGAAGTTCCAGTTGGGCTTCCCATCCGGGCCGATGAGGGCGATGTCCACCGCGTTGCCGTGCAGGTGCTTCGAGTTCATCGTCTGCGACTTGCCCTCGGCCACGTACTTCTTCTGGGTCTCGATGTCGCGCATCCCTTCCCCGATCTCGAAAGCATCGGGGTGGCGGCGTTCGACCTCGGTCATCAGTTCGGCCAGGGTCGGGTTGACCTCGCCAAGCGTGGCCTTCGACCGGGCGTTGAACTCGACCGGAACGATCATTGGGTCGGCGGCCGGTCGGGCGGCGCGGGGGCGGATCGGTGCAAGCATCACTGGTCCCTCATGATCGTGTCGACCGTGTCTTCGTCCTCACCCGTGTCCGAGCCCTGCAGCGCCTCGTCGACCCAGGCCGAGCGGACGCCGAGGAAGCCCTTGGCGGTGCGAGCCATTGCCGCGGCGTCGGCCGGGTTGTAGTCCTGCAGCAGGAACTTCGCCACGTCGGGGTTGAGCAGCGCCTTGTCGAGCAGGTTCTGGAACTCGCGCCCGCGGCCGATCATCTGGGCGCGCTTCGCCATGACCGACGCCAGGCTGACGGCGGTATAGGCGAGGCCCACCTGGCCGCGCTGGATGGCGAAGCTGCGCGACGCCAGCGTCTCGGTCGACGGCAGGATCCCGCTGCCCTGCAGGCCTTGGGGCGTGCCCGAGGTGTTCGGCGCCTTGGCCGTGGTCCGCAGGTCGACGCCCCGCAGTTCCTCCGCAATGCCGCGCAGGTTCTGCAGGTGCTCCGGGTTGTCCGCGTACAGGCGCTCGGCGACGGCCGCGCGCTTGGGGTCGGACAGGAAGTTGTAGAGCGACGCGGGCCGCCACGGCTGATCGCCCGACGCGGTGCGGGTCGAGGTGCCGGACGACTTGGCGTCGCGCTCCATCAGTTTCCAGAAGGCGGCGCGGGCCCCCTCCACGGTCTGCGGGTCGTTGCCCGCGAAGGTCATCAGCTCGTCGATGGCCGCCTTCGGGTCCTTGGCGTTCACCACGCCCGACATGGCGTCCACGGCGCGCTCGTCGCCGTACTGCAGGTACTTGGCGACCGCCGAGGAGCCAGGCTTGCCCGGGCCGCCCAGACGGGCCTCGGTGGCCGCCTTGGAGGCCGCGGCTTCGTCGGCCGAGCGGCGCAGCGCGGCGGCATTGCCCAGTTCCGTCTTCAACTCGGGGAAGCGCTCGAAGACCGTGCCGTACTGCTTGAGGTAGGCGTCCAACTGGTCCGGCTTGTCGAGGAGCGGCGCCGCCCCGGCCTTGATCTCGTCGGCCAGCGCGGCCTTGACGTCCGCGTTGGAGCCGCCCTCGCGCAGGATCCGGTCGATGTTCGACGCTTGGCCCTCGTCGGGCTGGATGAAGCGGCCGGCAACGCTGCTGTCGGGCAGGACATTGCCGCCACTGGGCCGGGTGGCCAGCACGTCGGCCGTGGGCGTGCCCCGGCGCGTGAAGCGCTCGTTGAGGTCGAACGAGACCTTGCGGGCCTCTTTCAGGGGCTCGGCGAGGCGCGGGATACCATCCATGTAGCCGTCGATCGCGCCGATGTACTTCTCGAGGATGCGGGCTTGGTTCGCGTCGCCATTGGCGGTGGCTTGCCGCACTCCGGTAAGAAGTTCTGATCGGAGCGAGGTGATCTCGGCCAGATCCATGTTGCCTTCGCCCGCCAGCACGCCCGGCGAGCCGATGGCCTCGCCCAGAGCCGAAACGGCGCGGCGCTCGGACATGGTCAGACCGTTGGTCACGTCCTCGAAGGCCTGCGCCAGCGGCTGCGGGTCGGCTTCGCCGGAGACAGCCGACCAGGCTTCGCGCTCGACCGCCCGGGCGGCACCGAGGGCTTCGTCCAGCGCACCGCGAATAGTCTGGCCGCGGGCCTCGCCCGACATGCTGGCCTGCAGCTTCTGCGCGGCGGTGTCGAAGGCCTGCTGGGCCGCGGTGGCCGCCGCGTTGCTCTCCTCGAGCGCGGCGTCGCGGCGCATCGAAAGGGGCTC